ATCCTCCCTCTCGAAAACGAAACCATTCAAGAACTAGCCAAACGCCTCGTAGGAGAAACCGACCCCGGGGCGGCTTCGCCGCCCCCTACGTCACGCTGGAGGAAGTAAAAATGTCAACCTCTTATCTCTTCACCGGCTCAGTCTCTTATGTCGAAGAACGCTTCGAAGACTTCTCAGTCAAAGAACCCGCACCCACAGTCGTTGAGGGCGGCCAGCGCTATTATAGAATGGAAAAACGCTCACGAGGCTTTTTCGCTATCTGCATGCCTTTCGGCATAGCTCTATGTTGCGGCCCCGAAAAACCCGAAGGCATCGAAAAAGGCTCTATCGTCGAAATCAAAATACACTGCAAAGACTAGACCCATGAACTACACATATCTCTTTCCCTCTCTCTCAATTGCTCTTAATCTAGGAGCCTCTATCATCTACGCCCTCTCTGGTGACTGGAACAGAACTATCTACTGGCTCGCCGCCGCAACCTTGACACTCTGTATCACACTCAGATAAAACAGGCGCCACTTCGGCGCCGCTTGAGAGGGTTAAAATGTCCAAACTTCCACCACTCACAACTTTCGGCCCCGAAATCCTCCAAACGCTCATCGAAGGCTCTCGCCGCGAGATCATAATTGAGCTCTCCTATAAGGATGCCGTCGTTCTCCGCCAGCGAATGCATCAACTTCGTGCTCGAATGCGCGAAGACAAACATCAACTCGCAAACATCGTCTCGGGCGCCAAAGTAACAATCCGATGGGGTCCTGAAGTCGCAACCTCTAAGAGCCGCAAAAACATTTCCTTTCCTACTTCGTCGGAGAGCCTCGTCGAGTTAGTTATAAGACCCCAAGACTCCACCTTTCGAAAGGCGCTCGAAAAGGCCGGCATCAAAATCGGGCCTTCGGCCCCACCTACAGAGCCCGCTCTTGCGGGCGAAACCCCTGACGCTGTAGTTGAAGAGTTCCTTAAGAAGAGGAAGCCATGAAAGGGGGCGTTGTCTAGGCCCTAGGCCGATCCCTTGACTCGTGTTATAACTCATGTTATAACGCGTGCTACGCAAATTGAAAGGGAGTCCACCCGTGTCCGAAAAAATCGCTGGCCTCTGCAAACACTGTAATGCCCCCTTCACCCTACGTCGTGAATGGCAGAAGTTCTGTTCAACTCGCTGTCATCACGACTTCTACGCCGCCAAAGGCAAACAACTTCGTGAATACGACAAACAATTTGGCACGTTTCATGTCTATTTGATGCAGATGGAAAATACAGACGTATTCAAAATAGGCCTCTCAACCAACCCAGACAGACGTCTTAAAAGCATAAACCAGAACACACCACCTAAAATGAAAATCATAGCAGAGATAAGATGTGGAGAGCAAGAGAAAGCTCGTATACTAGAGCGCCAACTACTCGACGCAACAGAGAACTACAGAACTAAAGGTGAATGGATCAAAGTCGACTTCGTGAAACTAATGGCAATAACATGCGACGTTTTGGATTCTTGGGAACGAGAAGAACTCCACGTCGCGGTAATAGTTGCGGAGCAAAAAGAATGACCCTCTCTACACGCCCTACACAAAGCGGGGTCTCCCGCAGAGCACCCTTATAAGAACTCTTATAGAGAAAGAAGTCAAAAATAAATCCCCTTAGTCTAAAAAAGGGCTTTAGACTACATGCAAAGGGCGCTATATTAGGACCTATCCCGCCCCCTAGGCCCACTTCGCGGGCCAAAGAGGACTAAGAATGAATAAACGCAACGACTCAGACCTTATACGTAACTGGAAGATTACTTTGCCAGCTACCCTCGCTGGGAGGGTCGAGTTTATGCTTCTCAGTCCAGTCCACCAAAAACCCATCTACGGCGCCCGCGCCCGCCTCGTCGAGTCCCTCCTCGAGTATTGGATCGCCGTCGAAAGCGGCGCAATACCTCCTCATATCCCCTCTGTCGAAGAACTCAGGAGCATCGAATAATGACTGAGGCAACTCTTTCTCATCTCAATCTCGACGGTAAGACTCCCGCCGAACTCGAGCAACGCCGCCGCCTTATCGTTCAGAGCCTCACAACCGTCTACAAGGGTTACGACGATCCCGACGTTCCGACGCAAATACTCCACGAGCTCGCCGCGATTACCGCCACACTTCGGCGCCGGACTAGTGGTCCACCGAAGGTCACAAAGACCCGCGCAACGAAGAAAGTCGTCTCAACCGACGACCTTCTCGGAGGCCTCGACATATGACAAAATCTTTCGACTTCAGTGCCCTTCTCGACACCAAAGACCGCAAGGGGGCGAGCTTCGCTCGCCCAAGGGAGGTAAAGCATGACCGATACTGAACGCCTCGCCTCCGAAATGACCGACGACGAAATCCTAGCCCACTTAGAGGCCCGCAAAGCCTCTCGCAAGGCCAAACTTGAAGCCGAGAGGCCAAAAGTCGCCGAAGTTTTATTGACTGAGGGCGGCTCTTGGATAATTTGGGGGCCCGAAACTGGCCGTATAGGCCCCGACGCCCTTAAAAATGGCCACTACACAACCGTCCACGCAATAAAGTTTGAAGACGGTTCTGTTTGGGACGTCGCAAACGGCTGGCGCGGCTAACCGGGGCCTACGGCCCCGCTTGAGAGGCTTAAATATGACCATAAACCTTCCGCAATTCACCTTCCTCTGCGGCCGCCTCGGCCTCGGCCAAATTCCTCTCATGAAAGCCCTCGTCGAACAAGACGATCAAGTTATCCGCCTAGACTTTACCTATCCCCTTCACGAGTTCCTTCTCGAACTCTTCCCAGACTCTTGCCCAGCAGTCTTAGACCCTCTCGAGAACCTGGATAGAGGCCTCCTCGGTTACCCCGCAACTGAGGCCTCTCAACACGACTATACAGAGATCGGCTCTAACACTATCGGCTCCTTTTTACGAACAATGGACGAAGGCCTCCGTAATACGTTCGGCGACGGCGCCCTCGGCCTCCTCTCGACCCGCTATATTAAACAAGCTCAATTAACCGACAACTTCGATCATCTCCTCTTCACCGACGCCACAAATCGGCGCGACATCGAGATTGTCATGCGCGAGTTCCAGCATCTTGACAACTCAGACTTCCTTTGTATCCATCTTGGTTCCATCACCGAGCAGTACAAAACCGATACTCTACCTTGCAAACACATCTGGCTCGCCCACAACGAGACCATTAGGCGCCTAGCTCAACTTCAAAAGGACCTCACTCATGACCGACCTCCAGGCCGAAGCGCCGGCGTCAGCACAGGCACTTGAACTCCCAACAGTCGTCGACTCTACAATGCTGACCTGCTTCCGCTCTTGCGGGCAAAAGTATTATAAGGAGTTTATACTGGGCCGAAGGCCACCCGGTCTGTCGATCGATCTACACGCAGGAGCTTGCTTCGCAACAGCGATCGAAACAGTTCGCAAACTCACCTACAAAGACCACCTTCCCTATCACGAAGTCCTCTTAAAGGCCCACGCCGCCTTCTTACAGGCTTGGGGCGACTTCGAAATCCCAACCTACAAAGCAACCGCTAAAACCATGGACCGCGTCTGGGAGGCCGTCGAAGACTACTTCGCAACCTATAGCCCTCTCACCGACCACGTTCAGCCTTACATGTCCGCTGCCGGCGACCCAACACTCGAATACACCTTCGCAATCCCCCTCGAACCTACACGTGAGACGTGGGAGGAAGCTCGTGGCGGTTGCTTCCCTCTTCACCCAAACGGCTCTCCCTTCCTATACTGCGGTAGATTTGACATGCTAGGAGCTATGAATGGCCGTCCCATACCGGTTGATGAGAAAACCAGTGGTCGAAGCGCTGATGGCAATTGGGCCGAACAGTGGAACCTTCGAAATCAGTTCATGGGTTACGTCTGGGCTTGTCAACAATGTGGCCTCGATGTGGATAGTTTACTCGTTCGAGGGACCTCTATTCTCAAGACGAAAATTGGGCAAGCCGAAGCCATTAAAACCTACCCACGAGGTCTCCTCAATCGGTGGCATGAGCAACTCCGTCGCGATCTGTGGCGCCTCCGAAGGAGCTGGGACTCCGGATACTGGGACTATAATTTCGGCGACACATGCACGCAATACGGAAACTGTATCTTCATGACCTCTTGTCAGAGCGAAAATTCCGATCAATGGCTCCAAGAATTCGAAATCCGTCGCTGGGACCCTCTTCAAAAGAACCCCGTAGGACCTTCAGAGAAAAAGGACGTATTCTAATGGCTCTCCTTCTAAGACGGCTCTTTCTATGTTGGTGGGGCGGTTGTGGAGGCCGCGTCTACACCACAACCTGCACCTACCCGGACTGCGTAAGTGAGAGTATGCTAACGCATCCTCCTTGTCACGAAGACTGTTCAATACAGGCCACATTCTGGAAGTGCAGCATTTGCGGGAGAACCTCTAATGACTAAACCGATCCTCTGTCTCGACTTCGACGGCGTCATACACAGCTACACTAGCGGTTGGGTCCAGGCCGATTTTATCCCCGACAACCCAGTTCCTGGTGCCTTCGGCTTTATGTATAGGGCTCTCGAAGACTTCAACATCCAAATCTTCTCAAGCCGCTCCAAAACTGAGAGCGGCATCAGAACTATGCAAATCTGGACCGAGTATTGGGCCCGCAAAGAACTCGACAACACCGAACCTCTCTACCGCGCGAACGCCATAATCAACAAGATTGCCTGTAACAACGAAGCCTGGCAAAAAGCCAAACCCTCGGCCTTCGTCACAATCGACGACCGCGCAATCACCTTCTTAGGCGAATGGCCCTCAATCGAGACCTTAAAGGCGTTCAAACCCTGGAACAAAAAATGATTATCCGTCGAGGCGCTAACAAAATAGTCTTTGAATGTGACGTCGGCGATGATGGCTGTGAAGGCGAATTTACAGCCGACTCGACCGACTTCCACAATACGTGGCTCGAAGCCAAGGAACGTGGCTGGGAGACCAAGAAATTCAAAGACGAATGGCTTCACGCCTGTCCACGCTGTATCCTCTAACGGAGGCTCTCTATGTCTAGCGGTGTAGATGATTACGACTTCTGGCCACGACTAGGCCGAACAGCTATCTATATAGTTGTAGTGATGTCAGCAGCCATCTTGCCGCCGGCACTAGCTTTATTTGCATTGTGGAGGCTACTATGAGCCGAAGTGAATGGTGGACAATAGTCACACTTTTAGGCGCAATCCTAACAGTTCTGATTATAAACCTAGTCTACCAGCACTTCATCTGGCGAGATGTCTGTGATATGTGGAAGATAATCTTGGAGTACGACTTCTATGCCAACACAAAAAAGTTATACATGGGCGACCCAACGAGTAGGGAACACGGGCAAAGTCCTGGAGGAATGCAAGGAGGGCTCTGATCTCCTATACCGAAGAGTCTTCGAGATGCCATCAAACGTGGTCCCCGCCTTCGTCGAAGGCCGCCGCCGCGTGATCGCTATGCAGGAAGAGGAAAGCGGAAACTCCTACGTCGAACCCGAAATCGGAGGAATAAACTAAATGCCCTGGACAGCAAAAGACGCCTATTCACACACTAAAAAAGCCTCAACTCCCGCTCTGCAGGCTCAATGGTCAACCATCGCGAATAGCCACCTCGCCAAAACTGGCGACGAGGCCGCCGCCATCCGAATAGCGAATGACGCGATCGACAAGACCCCTACAAAGAAAGGACCCGCAAATGCTAGAAAAGGACCACCCACAATATCTTCAATTCCTCCTGGAGGACCTCCCGCAAAGGGGATGGCGGCTTCACAATCTGCACCAGAACCCTCTATCAGCAGCCAATCAATGGGAGGCACGACTAAAGGCTACTAATCCAGCTCCCACAGTTTTCGCCTCTTATGGCCACGGCTTAGGGGCTTCGCCCCTCGAAGCAATCATTCGTGCTATCGAAGACGGCGAGTCTCGTAAAGGTTGGCGTCCCCAACGTCGACCAGAACAGCCACAGCGCCACACCATAACTACCGATGACTTATTAGGAGGACTAGACTAAATGGGAATCCTTCTCCAACCACCCTCTGCTCTTATTATGGGTCCAAGCGGCTCAGGCAAAACCGCTAGCATCGTAACCCAGCTCCTAGCCGGCCTCGAGGTCTTCGTAATAGTGACAGAACCTGACGGCGTCGCCTCGCTCTTGGATCGCTGCTTTGACCTTAAGATATCAATCGAAAAGCTCCATTGGGCCACTTGCCTACCCTCGTCGACAGGTTGGGCCGGCTTCGAACAAATGATCACCTCAATAAGCTCAATGGACCAAAAGAGCCTCGCCGACCAGAAAGATATGGGCAAAATAGACTTCCGCGCCGCCGCCATGCGCTTTCTCAATATCCTAAAAGACTTCCCTTGCGAACGAACCGGCGAACTATTCGGTTGCTTCACAACCTGGGACGACACAAGAAGCCTCAACATCGACTCCTTAACTGGGTGGGGCTTCATAGCGTGGGGCTGCACAGTCGGCTTTAAGCCTACAGCAAACCCGGGCGAATGGGGCATAGCCCAAAACTTCATCGCAAACATGCTTTTAAAGATAAACACAGACAGACGCTGCTTCTTTAACCTCATAGCTCATGTCGAGAAGGAGATGGACGAACTCCTCGGCATCAAAAAGATAATGGTTTCAACAATCGGGGCGAAGCTCGCCCCAAAGATTCCGACCTTTTTCTCTGAAGGAATCCTCACTAAACGCTCTATGATTAACGGAATCCCCACCTTCACCTGGGCAACCATCGACACAGGAGCAGATCTCAAAAATCGCGCCCTCCCAATAGGCGCCAACTTGGCGCCTTCCTATGTTCCTATTGTCGAAGCCTATAAGCGTCGCAAGAAGCAAATCAGCGAAGTCCAAACGGTTCACCCGGAGCAAGCAACACCCGTGACGCCAATGTTGCCCTCGGCTCCTCTCTCACCGGCGCGGCGAGGCGCCTCGCCGAGATTCCCGGGCAAGTGCCCAGCCTGCAGAAGCGGATCGAGGGCTGCGTCTTTGCCGGGCGGTGTTCCCTGGCAACCGATCTTTGTCGTGAGTTCGCGCCTGGTCTCGAAGAGAAGGGCCCCCGCCACATCGCCGCCTGCCATTACGCGCCCAAGGAGGCGGCCGCGGCATGAGGGTCCCGCTGCTCCACGTCAATGACCTCAAGAAGCATTTTCCGGTCCGCGGCGGCTTGTTCAGCCGCAAGTCCAACTGGGTCTATGCCGTGGACGGCGTGTCCTTCGAGGTCGAACGTGGCGAGACCCTGTCTCTCGTCGGCGAGTCCGGCTGCGGCAAGTCGACGGTGGGCCGAGCCATCCTGCGACTGTTCGACATCACCGCCGGCCAGGTGGTGCTGGATGGCCAGCGTATCGACAATCTTTCACCCGGAGGCTTGCGCAGCATGCGCCGCCGCGTCCAGGTGGTGTTCCAGGATCCGTTCTCCAGTCTCAATCCGCGGATGCGCGTGCGCGATATCCTGGCCGAGCCGATCCGCAATTTCGGCCTCGCCAGGTCTTCCGCCGAACTCGAGGCGAAGGTTGCGGCGCTGATGGACACCGTGCGCCTGCCATGCGATGCGCTGAACCGCCGGCCTCACGAATTCTCTGGCGGCCAGCGCCAGCGTATCGGCATCGCCCGGGCACTGGCGGCGGAGCCCGAACTGATCGTTTGCGACGAGGCGGTCTCGGCGCTCGACGTCTCGGTCAAGGCGCAGATCGTCAACCTGCTGCAGGACCTGCAGCAGGAGTTCGGCCTCGCGCTGCTGTTCATCAGCCACGATCTGGCGATCGTCGAGCACATGACGCACCGTGTCGCAGTGATGTATCTCGGCAAGATCGTCGAGATGGCGCCGAGGCACGAAATCTTCACCGCGCCGAAACATCCCTACACCAAGGCGCTGCTCTCGGCCGTGCCGGTGCCGGAGCCCGGGGCTGCCCGAACCCCGATGATCCTGAAGGGCGACGTGCCGAGCCCGATCAATCCACCCAGCGGATGCCGATTCCACACCAGGTGTCCATTCGTGTTCGATCGCTGCCGAACGGAGGAGCCGAAGCTTCGGTCGACCGGAGATGGTCAGTGGGTGGCGTGTCATCTCGATGTGCTGCCGGAAGCGCCGGGACCCGCCCGGTGATGCGGATAACACTTTCTCGGCAGGGCTCGAAGCTGTTGAGGGAAAGCTGGCACGGCCATGCCGCTCGCTGCAGCGCCCTACCGCGCGCGCGGGTTAGTCCGTTGGCACTTTTCGGACGTGACCGCCGCGTTGGCGAATGTCTGCTGTTGAGGGAAGAACGGAAGTCAGGATTGCGGGCCCGATTTCCGCTTTTGACCCACCTCGGAAGTCAGGCTGCGCCTCCGGAGCGGCGAATTTCTTCCATGCTGCCGGTAAAATAGAAGGCTTCTGCGGGCAGGTCGTCGTGCAGGCCGTCGAGGATCTCGCGGCAACCGCGCAAGGCCTCGGCGCGGCTCACGTAACTGCCCGTCCGCTTGGTGAAGGGCTCGGCGACGAAAAACGGCTGTGCGAAGTAAGCCTGCAGTTTTCGCGCCCGTTCCAGCAGAACCGGATCCGGCGCCAGTTCCGGATCTTGCTCGGCTGCCCGCAGCGAAGCGATGGCTTCACGCGCGCGTCGCGCGATTTCCACCTCAGCGGCGTCGATCAGATTTTCGTCCAGCAGCCGCGAGCGCGTCGTGAGCACGTCGACCCCGGGATAAATCTTGCGCAGGATCATCGCGCGCGCGAGCTGCACGACCGCATCGACCGGCGCCAGTGCTGCCAGCGTCTCGGCCGTCCACGGTCCGTCCACGCCGGTCAAAAAGAATGTCTGCACGGCGCCGATCGTGCCCTCGCTGTACCCTTCGTTTTTCAGTTCCTCCGCCAAGGAGCGGTTTTCGTCCAGCGAGGGCGGCCAGATTTCGGAAGGCGGCGGTATCAGAACGAATAGAGTGACCGGATGCTTGTTCTTGCTAATACGGCGCACGATCTCTTCCATCACTACGGTATTGCCGGTGCCGTATTCGCCGGCGATGGCGACGCTGCCGCCGGCGCGGATCGGGCACATCACGTCGATGACCTTGATGCCGGTCTCGACGATCTCGTTGGATTGCCGGCCATCGGTGGCGGCGGCCGTGAGCAGCGGCACGAGGCGGTCGAACTGCACCTGATCGATCGATGTCCTGGAGCGGCGGCGCGAACTCAATACTGTGGCCCCCCGCGGCAGCGGCTCGATCGGCGAATTTGCGACGCCGCGTACGATGCCGCCCCCCGAACGCTGCATCACCTGAATCGTAACGCTGCGCTTGCGCGCCTCGTCGCTCACCGCCAGCTCGGTCATGAGATCGGGAAGCGACGCCGGGTCGAACAGGGCCTCCACCAAGTCGCCTTTGGTCTCGATCAGGCGGCCGATCCGGTTGGCAAAATCGTCAGGCAAAGCGTGGGCATGAAGAGTGTCGGTCACCATGGTCAACATCCTCTGCTTCAGGTGCGAGCGGGCTGCGTGCAGGCGGTTGTTGACGGTCACCACCGACAGCCCAAGGAAGATGGCGACGTCCTGATGGGAGCATTCATGGACGAAGAACAGGGTTGCAGGCTCGCGCAGGCTATCCGGCAATTCCGAGATCGCCGCGAGCGCGGCGGCCGCCTGCCGGCGCGCATCGAGGATGTGATCCGGCAGCGGCTCCTCATCCGGCACCTCCTCGGCGTCGGCCAGCGGAACTGCGCTGAGCTGCTTCCGCCGCAATACGCGAAAGGCATGGTGGCGTACGATGCCCCTGAGCCAGCCCGGAAAGGCCGCGGGATCGGCGAGACTCGGGAGCCCTGACCAGGCGGCGACGAAGGCTTCCTGGACCACGTCTTCGGCGTTCTGGAAGTCACGAACCAGCGTCAGCGCCGAGCCGAACGCGAACTGCTGGAAACGCCGGGTCAGTTCGACGAACGCGTTGACGTCGCCGCCGCTAGCTTTCCGCACAAGTTGCTCGTGTTCCATGACCATGCCCCTTCACCCACAAGGTGCCAGGATCGGCCGCCCGCCTTTAAGGGCAACGGGTATTTTTCGCGCGACTGGCTGCCGCTGTCATCTCAAGCCAAGCCTGCGATGTCTCTTATTGGCACGAAACAGACATGCCGACTGCAAAGCGCGATGTCCGCTCTCGCGGGCAAAGCGGAAAACATATCCTCGCAGTGAGCTTATCCGGTTTTGACCCTCAGCCGACGTTGCAGTGAACAGATTTACTAGGCTGGGCGTACCGGACCGCTTTGCGAAGCTTCATCAGATCGGAGCTCTACCATCGCCTCTCAGGCAATAGTCGCGCGGGTGTTGCAGCCGAACTTCCGATTATACGATCGTGCAGCGTTATACACGGTAGCGAATCTCATATTGGCTTTGCAGGCCCGCCGCCCTAGAATTGCGGCGATCGCAGGACGGGCGAAATGCAGTATGT